GAATCCATGTCTGTCTGGCTTAATTCCGTCAATTCTTGCTGTTGTTCCTGACGGCATTGTATAAGCTGTAGTGCCATCATAGATTTTCAACTTGAACGGTCTACCGATATCATTCTGCGATACATGAACCACCGGATTAACAGCAGTTGGAGCATATTGCAAGTTAATTGTCTGCATCTTGTGCCTCCTTTATCTTTTCCATGGCTTTTCGCTCTGCTTCATCCATCTCTGCCCTTGTCAACGTGGGTTCCACAAAAGCGATCTCGTTTATATGGGCTCTCGCCTGAGCTCTCGCCTCTTTGACTGGAGCATATTCTTCTTCAGTCAGAGCACCTTCTGCATACTTTATCGCCTTGTAATCTGTTTTCTTAAGATATCTCTTGCATTCACAGATTTCATGAAATGCCTGTTTCTGCTTAGGGGTATATCTGACTGCGATTGCGAACTCCATGTTATATGGGTTGTCATTATCTTCAATGACGAGGCCCTCTCCACGGACGAATAGCTCTACTGAGTTTCCGTCAACATCTATTAACATTTTTACCCCCTTAAATTATTACTGACTCTGCTTCGCCACCACTAACAAGCATTCCATTGATGTATCTCAAAGGCTGTCTTTCAAATCTCAGATAAACAGGAAGTGTGCAGTATATATCCCATTCTTCGTCTGCGTCATCCCTTGAAACAGCTTTAATCCATGATTCTCTTGGTGGAAATGCACCAGCCCAGGGTGGCGGATTATTAGCACCATATTTTCCAAGATTTTTTATGAGATAGTAATCTGGATCGTCATCATGTTCTCCTCTAGCATTGTTTGTTACAGTTTTATAAACTGTTGCAGTTCCTTCTCCAGCGCTTTGATCGGTGACGTATAAGTTCTCTGCTCTGATGTTCAACTGCGTGTCTGAATCTATTGTCATTTGATACGATCCAGAAACATTCTGTGCCATGTTAATGAGATTGTGCGTAGTGCTGCCATCAGAACCTTTCAAAGAACTTGTGTTATCCATCAGAATTCTGCTACCACTTGCAGCACTTTGAATTGTTGCACCCGTAATAGTGCCAGCGCTTACATTCACACCCGTATTATCAAGCCGTACTACTTCATTGTTTGATGAATTTTTTACTGAAATAGTTCCATCTTGATTATTGTTTCCGCCAGCTACAATGTTAGGACCTTGTATGGTTCCAGCACTTACATTCATTCCATTGTGGTCAATTTTTACTACTTCATTATTTGAGGCATCCTTGACTGTAATAGTGCCGTTTATATCATTGTTTCCACCAACTGTTATACTAGCGCCTTGAATGCTGCCCTTCTTAACATCTATACCGCCTGTGCCCCATGTTCCAATAACATTCCCGGCTGCTGTACCATTGCCGTCATACATGGTCAAGCCTGATGTGCTCCATGTTCCAACAATATGATTATTCCCGTCTTTAATCGTAAGTGTTCCGGATGTGTTTAATTCGCTGTTTGGAGCTTTCCATTGCATTCCATTCCTATCAATCTGGAATAGAATGTTTTGGCTGCTGTCATATACTGTAAGACTTGGAACATTCGTGCCACCGACAACAAGTTTTCCGTCAAGAGTCCATGCCTGAGTATATGGTCCAGCAATACCCGTGGAACTAAAACCAAGCCCATTTGTATTGATTCTCAGAACATTGGCATGAGTGTCTGTTATATCATTAGTGCTCATAAATAACAGCTCTTTCCATGAGCCGTCATTATTCTTAACCGCTATGACATAACCACCAGCAGAAGTTAGCCAAGCTGTAGCATTATCAATCAATTCTCCGACTGTGTTGTCATACTGCTTAAACATTCTCTGCGTATTGTTTGCAAGAGTTGCCAATGCTCCATCTTGTGAGCTTATGGTGCTGGCTAATGTGCTTCGTGGTTCTCCAATTTCTAAAGAATCATATTTTTCTTTGAGCACATCGAACACAATCTTAACTATCTCAGCGCTTGTGCTGATATTCAGTTTTTCAAAATAAACCCCTATCCAATCACAGAGATTAACACTCTGTAGTGCTGCTATGTTCCTATACTCCTCAGTATCAGCTAGGCTAATAAATGACAGCTTGATTGATACTTTGGGGATTCCTATGCCACTCTGATTAACATAGGCCTGTGCTTTCGCTCTGAGCTGTGCCTGTGTTGGCTCATCTTGAAATGCTTGTGAAAAGTCATAAGGCACATTGCGCTTGAATGGATAATTACCAGAGGTTGCGCTTTCTATAACCTTCTCCGGAAGAGTCACAACTGTTTCACCATCTGAGCTAGTCCAGAATGGAACAATACCCGTGATTGTGCTCTCAATGTTCTCCTCCTGGTTCAGATCCGTGATGTTCTTTCCATATCTCAATGAGACTGTTGGAGTTGTACTGCCTCTGTGCTGGTAGAGATAAACGTTGTAATTATCCCATTTATACTCACCACCAAACTGATCCAAAACAGAACCATCAACACCACCCAAACGACTCCTCAATGAGCCTGGAACATTCTGAGAATAACTTGCAACTGTTGTCACATCTGTTGAGAAATTAAAAGGACAAGTGCCTACTGCATTGGTTTTAAGTGCTGCCAATGTCTGTGAGCAAGCGCTTGCACTAGCCGAAACACTAAACGGCATAACAGGGATATAACTCAGTTGATAACTGATATGTTGAGCATATACTTTAAACCTTCCATTTATTGGCTTGGTGAGTTTGTAGACTCTAAAAGCCTGATTGCTACCGGACTGACTCGGTTTAGCAACGATTATAGAAGTCATTTCTATTTGATCCGCATGAAGAGCTGTCTCAGCTATTTCCATCTCTAGCTCAAACAGCCCATTTTTTTCCTCTGTGACCTTACAAGAGATTGGATCCAGAGTGCCAATACCATTACTTGTGAAAGTCGTTGCAGTTTTTGCAAATAAAATAGGTTTCATAGCATCCACCACCTTGGAGTTATTACCAGCTTAGTGATTCCACTCATAGAAACACTATTTTCACCTGTTGCTAATGTTGGGAATTTTCCACTTGTGAGTGTTACATTTCCATTGCAATTCGTTGCAAGCGTGTCTTTGTAGCACTCTTGTAGTTCACAATCAATATCTGTGTAGCTGTTAGCTGTTGTGATGGTGACGACAACACCATTGATTGTGAATGTTCCTGTGCCATATGCCCTTACTAATGGCTTGCTTGGCATATGTTCATTAAAGAGTGATGTGCTTGCAGTAATCTCAATTGGTTGCTCACCACTCTTAAGAAATCTCTGAGGCTTGCAATTGAACTCCATCACAAACTCTCCAGCTCTTAAAATTCCATACTCATCAATATCAAAAGGAATAGCCTGTGCAAGTCTGAACTCTTCTGGGTTTACTGTATCTTCAAGTCTCTGATACCCAACCTTAGAAACTAGAGCATTTCGCAAGCCTCTTATATTGGAATTGTATTTGTCAATGATATAGGCTTTATACTTAACGCTTATGTTCTTATAACGTCCATTATCAAGGATCAGATCTCCATCTCTTCCAGGGACACTAACATATTCCAGATCCCTCTCAGGAGCATTGGCAAGCTGATCTCCAAAGATACCAACGCTGTAAGATCTTGTATCTATATCACCAAATAAGATGTAGTCATTCCTACGCATATACTGCACTCCTTGATTTAACTGCTGCGTTTATACGCTCCTGGATCAGTTCTGCCAACTCCTCAACACTCTGCCCTTCAGCACCATTGATGGTCATGTTTATTGTCAATGGGGATGAAGTCTTTGAGTCTGTTCCAAATTTCTTATAATCTGCCGAAACTTGAAGCTGTGAAGTCATGTCCGGAGTTATATCGGAAATGGCCTCATCTATCATGTCAGAGTTTTCTGAGATACCTTTTGCAAATCCGGCATCTACCATTTCACCTATCCATGCCATTTTTTTGGATGGTGAGCCAATATCAAAGAAATCACTTACTGCATCCCATATGGCGCTGGCTGCCTCTCTAGCTGCATCAACAACCGCACTAATTGCTCCAATTATTCCGTTTTTGACACCTTCAAGGATGTTCCTACCTATTTCACCCCAATCAAACTGAGCAAATGTATTTACAATTGACGCTATGATCTGAGGGATTGCAGCAATAATTTTAGGAATAGCCTGAATGAGTCCAACTGCCAACTTGGCAATGATCTGAACACCAGCCTCAAGGATCCTTGGAAGATTCTGCACAATGGTTGCAAGGAGCTTGGCAACTACTTGCAATACAGCTGTAACTATCTGAGGGAGATTATTGATAATACCATTTGCAAGATTAAGCAGTAATTCCGCACCCTTTTGGACAATAAGAGGGTAATTCTGCATCAAGAACTGTGTAAAAGTTGCAATGATCTCTCCAGCAGCTGCTATCAACTCAGGTAAATTATTTAAAATACCATTTGCAACATTGCTAAGGATTTCAACACCTTTATCCAATACATCAGGGAGTGCTGCTGTGATTCCATCCAACATGCCTTTAACAGTTTGCATACCCTCATCCAACAGATCATCATCACCAAATGAAGACTTAAGCACCTCTATCATCTCAGCGCCAGCAGAAATGAGTTGAGGAGCTGCCTCAATGAGTGCCTGTCCAAAAGCAACCACAATCTGAACCGCTGCAACTGCCAAAGCTGGCACAACTGTTGTGATTAGCTGTGGCATGGCATCAACCAAAGCCTGTGAGATTGAAATAATAAGCTGTGTTGCCATTGTAATAAGCTGTGGCAAGATCTCAGCAATTCCGTTTATGATGTTTGGCATCATCTGAGTAATGGTTGAGACGATATTTTCAGCAATTCCACTTAGATTTGCAAATAAAGAACTAAATCCAGAGCTTAGTTTTTGTGTGGCATCCTCCTCACCAATAATGAGGGAGGTGAATCCAGCTATTATCTCATTCATGCTTGGGAGGAGCTGACTCATCATGTTCCTACCAACACCAGAGATTGCTGTTTGCAGATCTTGCATGTTGTCCTGGAATAAAGCTGCTGATTTAACAGCCTCATCCGACATAACTCCACCAAGTTCTCTGACTCTATCCCTCATGGCCTGAGTGTCCTCAGCGGATGTGTTGAGGAGTGCTCCAAGCTCTGTTGCACCTTTTCCAAGAGTCTTACCAGCTAAATATGTTCTTGTGGTTGTATCTTCCACATTCTGGAGCGCTGAGATTGTTGCCTCAAACAACTGCTCCTGTGACATATTGTTGAGCTGTTCCTGTGTGATTCCGAGCTCAGTAAATGCAGCGTTGTTTGTCTGTGCAGCATTGGCAAGAGTTTTCATGGATGCTTTCATTGCAGCCATAGATGTGCCAGAGTGCTGCATAACAGCATCCCATTCCTGATAAGCCTGTGCTGAGAGGCCCATCTTTTGGCTCATCTTGTCAATGTTGTCTCCATAGCTGGCAACTTCCTGAGAACCTTTTACAAGTGTTGTTGTAACTGCTGCCGTTCCGGCTGCAATAACTCCGGTTGCTGTCTTCAAAGCAGAGCCAATGCCTCCGGCAATGTTTAACCCGGCTGTCTTTCCGGCTGATGTTGCCTCAGGTGAAATAATTGAAGATATTGAGCCACTGATACCCTCGGCTGATGGTACAATTTGCACATATGCTTTTCCTAGTTCAGCGCCCATTTATTTCCCTCCAAGCTGCATCAAAGTCTGCTCCACTAATAAATCCTTTTGCAGTCTTTGAATCATCTATTTTTTCAGTCAGAGCCTTAACAAATGACTTTGGCTGATTTATTCCTTTTTGTCCGTCTTCTGTCTTTGTCCATACATTGATTGCACAATTATCAGCAATATGGGCCAGAAGCAAACGATTTATATCTGCCTCCAGCCCACTCGCTTTCATTTTTATCCTTGAGTTATCCCTTAAACCATTTGCCAACGTGGCAATGTATCTTAGAGGGAATTTTCTCATTTCATAAATGTGATAGGTTTCAGCCATATCACAAATAAGAGCATCCTCATCAAGTGCAATCATGCTTGTGAGGATGAGGATTTTTTTGTTTCGTTATTCTGTTTTATGAGATCCAGAATCTCCCGGAACTCTGCAATTATTTTTGATGCCGGAACTCTGCCGTCCTTTTCTTTAACATGTTCTTTTAATGCGTTCTCATTTTTCTCTCCAAGAAGAAATGGAACAGCCTTTTTTATGCCCTGGACCATAGTTGCCTGAGAGTCACACATCAACAAATAATCACAAAAATCCCAATCATCCGCCCTATTCTCATCAATCTCGCAGACAAATCCGCTCTTTGTCTTAATTTTCATGCAGTTCTCCTTATGCTGATGGTGCCACAGTCTTAAGAATATACTCATAATGAGTATTCCCAGCGCTATCAGGTGTGCAGTTTACCGTGGTTTCATATCCAATAGGATCTGCATCAGTGTAATTGATATCACCAATATCTGATACTGCACATGATGGAATGACAATTCTCTTTGCAGTGTTGTCTCTCATAATCATGTCAATAACAAGAGACTGCTCAGGAACATCATTGTTGTTGGCCTTGAGAGTGATGCCAGTTTCAAGTGTACCGGATACATTGTCAGCTCCATAAACGTGCTTCAATACGTTGATATCCTTAACCTCAATGAGAGTATACTTAAATGTGTCCTCTCTTGATGCCTGGATAACAAGAACAGTATCACCGCCCCATGCCTTGATTTTATTTACCTCAAGTGAGGTTGAATTGATAAGGCCTGAGTCTGAACAATATCCAAGCCCCTTGAAAGCTGCATCAAGCTCCTCAGTTGTGCTTGTTGGTAATGGTGTGCCAACTGGTGCTGCGTAAATGGCTCCACCTGTTTTAGGCTTGCCAGCGCTTACATTCGTTGCATTGCTCATGGTTTATCCTCCTTAATAGTGAAAGATATCAAATACTGCCTGATATCTATATTCTTTTGTTGTTGTATCTGTAAAGTTGTAATCACCATTGAGTGAGACGCTTATGATCTCATTCAAAGTGACAAGTCCAACATTCCCATCAAGCATCCAGTTTTTTACCTCTTCATTAAGCTCCGCAGCCTTAAGCATAGATGGAGCGTAACTCTGAATGGTAAAAATTCCAGATGGAATGTGATTACTCTGAGCGCCTCCTGTTCTCTCTATCAATACAAAATGTGAGGCTTTGCTCTTTGGTTTTTCCATGAGCACAGGAACACTCAGCTTGGACTCTAGGAAATTTTTAATAATTGTTTCAATCATCCTCCAAACACCGCCCTTAATATTGTGTTGTCCTCCAGGTTTTCCTTTTTGGCTCGATAAGACTCAGCAGCAACCATTGCATTCACTCTGTTAGTTCCTGTGTGTGTTGTTACTTCGTACCCATCTCCCAAATTGCCCAGAGCTTTGTTTGCATACTCCTCACAGATGGCAAGCATCTCAGGAGATCTCAACAAATCCCGGACTCCTGACCTGTTCAGTTCAAAAACACGATTAGCCATATGCCTCACACCTAACTTTCATATGCCATGGGATTTGAGCTGGTAAATTTGCCTCAATTCCTGTGATTGGAAATCCAAATGTCATTACAGTGTGAACAGTTCCATAGGCATCAGTCCAAGAGACTTTTTTCTCCATCCAATCATGGGTATCACCTTTTGGGATTGCCAGCATATACTGGATTACTTTTCCATAAAGGGATGTTGAGGTTGTGATATCATCCGTTGACGGCTCACCAACCAAAACATTATCAACCTGGACAGGCACCTCCTCAAAAATTGGATTGCCCCATGCGTCTGATCCGGTCTCTACAGTTTCATATAAAATTACTGTTGTCCCTTGCAGCTTTGCCATATGAACATGCTCCCTATCTGCTGTTTTAATAATCCAAGTTTCTTTAAATCATTTTTGAGGATGGAATTTGCAATGCCACCACCAGCAACAGCATATGTGCCACTCCATGAATAGCCCAGAGCTGACTGTGACTCCTGAGTCATTGCATCACCCTCTGTATTCTGTCTCAAGATTCTTGCGACAACATCAACAGTGACCACCTTTACCACACTTGCATAAGTGCTGTCTTCCTCAATCATGGAATCTATGTCTTTGCCAACATTCTTGCCCAGGACTCTGATCTCATCAGAAACCAACGGTAAAAGCGCAGCAGATCTTGACTGTTCCTCAGCTGAGAGTGGCCTCCATAATGTCTGAATGTCCTCTACTGTTGCAAATGGTTGACTCATTTCCTTGTTCCTCTCTTCTTTGGCGCTGACTTCTTTGGAGTTTCCTCTTTAGAAGGCTCCTCTTTTGGAGCAACGGCCTCAGATACCAGCTCCCAATTGGGAGCCAGTATTTCTGAGTTTGCCAGTATTTCAGCGCCCGTCTTTACATTTCTGTAAATCATCAGCGCCTCCTGATCTTATGCAGATGCACCAGTCTTAACAATTGCAAATGCTGTTGGGTCAATGATTCCCCATCCAATGTATGCCTCACCTCTGAGGTAAACCTGATTCTGTCCCTTCAGATCATAGCCTGAGTTATCTGGATCACCATACTCAATAAGCGCAAGAGGGATCTCCTTTGCAAAGCCCCACTTAAAGAAGTCTGCAAAGTTTCCAACGATTGCTCTATCTGCACCGCTGTTAAAACTTACTGTGGAATTGGTATCAACAGGAAGACCATTGAGCTGGCCTACTGATGCACCCCATCCAAGCTCAGGGAACATGAGCTCATAGCTGCTTGATCCCTTTGTAAGCTGTGCAAGAGCGTTCTTCATAGCTGGAGCCATAGCAAGTCCAGTTACATCATGCTCATTTGCCTCAACAAGAGCGATAGCATCAACAATGTTATCCTGAGGTGTGCTGGAATTGAATGTTACTGTCTGGTCAATAAGAGCATCAAAGTTCTTATCATTGAGAACAGAAGCAGTGCTGCCAGTTCTTGGATTAACACCATGGAATGCCATGATATCAAGGCCTCTTGCAACCTTCTTAGCAAATCCATCAGCGAAAGCCTGGAGATACTGAAGTCTTATCTCCTCTGCGCCATATCTGAACTCATCAGAAACTCTAACACCATACTCAACTTTTACAGGAACCATCTTAATGGCTGCTACTGTTGCACCACCATTTGACTTTGCTCCATTCTCTCCAACTAGATCTACTTCCTTATCAAGTGAGAAAGTGAAAACTTCCTTACCATTGAAAGGGATAGGCTCTGCTCCTGAGAGCTTTGCAAGAGAAGACTTTCCTCTTACCTTTGAAAAAAGTTCGTTTGTTACTACTGGGGGCAGTAATGTGCCTCTTGTAAGTGTGCTACCCATATTTTTCCTCCTTAATTTGCTGCAAACTGAGCGCTCATCTGTGTGGCAAGCTCAGCTATACCAGCCTCATATGTGTTTGTAGGTTTATTTGTTCCACCTATGTGGAGTGGTGGAGTTGATGGAGATCTGAGATTTAATCCCTCTAAAAGGGCCTCAGCATCCGCCTTAAGCTCCTCCTCGGTTGTTCCTATGAGCCTGTCTGCCAGCTTAATAGGCAGCTTATTCTCAATGGCAACCTTATTTTTTAGCAGTGACGTTTCCGCCTTTTCTGCTCTTGTTTTGAGCTCTGAGACAGTATCATCAAAAGACTTGAGCTTTTCCTGAGCATCCTTGACTGTCTTCTTTGCCTCTGCAAGCTGTTTCTCATAATCGGCTTTCAATGCCTCAGCTTTGTCTGGTGAAAGATAGTCCTTGTACTTCTCAGCCAGCTCTCTGTCTTTCTGTGCAAGCCTTGACTTTATCGCTTTGTCAAAATCTTCCTGTGTCTCAATTGGTGTAAATTCGCTCATTTTCTTTCCTCCTCTTTTACCGTTGAGTAACGTAGTTTTATGTATTAAAAAAGCACCCTATAAAGGATGCTGTTCTAATAGCTGATTGCTTGTTTTGGTTTTACTTCTTTAGTTGTGGCACACAACCAATAAGCCAAAATCATACTGTCCATCAGTGATACGTCCTGAGTGTCAATCAGGGATTGATAACCAAAACCTCCCTGGCTTCCAATCAGTCTCTTTTTGCAATTCGTGACAACATTGCTCAAAGATTCCTGTCCTCTGTGGACAATCTCTTTTGAATAAATGGCTTGCTCAAACATGGCATTTGCGGAAATGATCTCTCCAACCTTTGGAAGTATTGGAGGCTTTTTTATGCCATGTTCTCTCATTTGTGTTGCTAGTAACTGTTGTCCGGATGCACCATCTATGGCCACCTTGTCAACTTTAGGATTGTAAAGATATTCAAATATCCATCCATTTCCGGCTCTGACAGATACACAATCAACGGACTCCACAAATATATGTCCATCCGTTGTCCTTGAGGCAATGCTTAGTGATACATTCACCCCATCCTTGCCATATTTAATGCCTACATAGCGCTTATCCTTAAGCTCAGGGAATTTATCAACTTTTAATTCATTCCAATCAGCCTGGGAGATCTCAGATTTTTGATTGTATGAACACCAAAAGCCTAACCTCTGAACATTAAAATCCAGAATATCCCCGGTGAGCTCATTCCTTATAACTCTGTCCTTTAAGAGCTTGCCATATGATGGATTGTATCTTTCCCAAAGAGCTGGATCATTTATCTTGTCGGCCTCCACCATCTCCGGCGTGGACCATTCAGCCCATCCAGTATCTGGAGCCATATTATTTAAAACTGACTCTCGGATCCGGACAAACACATCACCACCAGAGTTAACTGTTGGAGGTGTACCTACCATGATGATCTGTGGGTTTTTGCTTGCCGATACTGTATAAAGCAATGATGATTCTTGCTTGGAGGTATACTCCTGAGCCTCATCAATTACCAACAAATCAAATCCCTCACCAAGGCCTCCATTGTTTGTCCTGGTTCGGAAATCAATTATGCCTCCACCCACAACCTCAATGCGCTCCAATCCATATTGCTTGGATGCAAAGAATGAGTGCTCTGGCATTTCCTTTTTCTTTTTGGAAAATTCCTCATATCCGGCTTTTTTTAACAGGGTATAAAGCCTATTAAAGGCATCGTGAGATGTTGTTGTCCTGTGGGCCGTGTGGCAGATTTTCTCTCCAAGCTCCAACAATCCAAACATTTCTCTAGCTGCCAGCACCTCTCCTTTTCCATTACGTCTGGAGAGGCCTATGCAATAATTTATGTGTTTCCACTGGCCTTTAGAATCCACTTCCATGATTGCCTTGATCTGACGTTGCTGCCAGATCATTAGCGTTTGACCAGTACCCGCATAAATCTTTACTGCTTTTGTGCCAAATGTTTTTGTTTTATTTGTGAGCGTTACATTGGTAAAAGAGGGATTTTGGTTATCAACCTTCATCCCTTACCTCCTTTGTGCGCCCTCATATGCTTTTAACTTTTCAAGCCTCTCCTCAGCTGACATTTTTTTATATTTTCTTAGTGCAAGATATCTTTTATCATCCACCTGAGAAACAGCCTTATCTTTGTATAGCTGATTGGCTTGCTCTATCACCTCAGCTGGGCTCTTTTGAACTCTCTGCCCAACCTGTTCTCTTCTTTGGATCTCCTCAGGAGAACTCTCCCATTGTCTTTTGCTCCAAACATTCTGAGACTTCTTTTCAGTTTGATATGTCACTGTGCAGCGACAAAACTCATGTCTCCGGTAAATGTCCTCTGGGGCTTTGCCGTATTCATATGTCCCAGCCAACTCATCACACCATTTACAGCAACCTGGCTCTGAGATCCTTGTGAGTGTGGCTTTGAGTCCGGTTTCTTCTCTAAACTTGGCATTTGAATCAATGAAGTCATCAAAGAATGCCTCAGAATTGTTTATGATTGGCTCTTTAATCCATTTCAGAGCATCCTCAAGAGTGATATCATCCATGGTCATCTTGTCAATGAGTCCTTGGATTCTCTCATCCGGGAAATCAGCTCTTACTGT